AGCACGGGCAGTCCTCGCACCTCTTCGGCTCCGGAATATCCATCAGTATCATTATGCAAACCTCCTGTATTGTGCTTTCGTGTTCTGCTTGTCCAGAACCACATACTTCATGGTCGTGTCGAGCTTTTCGTGGCCCAGGATGTTCGCGACCTCCTGTATCGGCATCCCGTGCCTGGTCAGGTTCGTGGCCAGTGTCCGGCGAAACTTGTGCGGGTGAACGTGTTCGACGCCGGCCTTTTCCGCCAGGATCTTCAGCATCTCCCGGACGCCGCCCGGCTTCATCCTGTTCCCGTACCGGTTCACGAACAACGCCGGGTCGTCGTCGATGCGTTCCTTCAGGTACTGGCTCAGCAACATCCCGGCCACCTCATCAAGGTACACCGTGCGCTCTTTGTTGCCCTTGCCGTGCACCACGCATTCCAGCGCCTCAAGGTTCACGGCGTCGCGGTTCAGCTCCGTGACCTCGCTGATCCGGCAGCCTGTGGAACGGAGGAAATGCAGGATCGCCCGGTTCCGGATGTTCCCGCAGAACCAGTTCAGTTTCTCCAGCTCCGCGTCTGTGTAGGTCTTCTTTTCCTTCTTCGGAACCTTGATCACGCCAAGGTTCACGCACGGGTTCCGGTCGATCAGCGACTCCCGCTGCAGCCAGTTGAAGTAGGCGCTGAAGATCTCCCGGTGTCCTTCCAGTGTGTTTTCGCAGATCCCGCGCTCCTTTTCGTGCGTCAGGTATGCGCGGAGGTGGTACACGCTGATCCGGCGCGTCGGCACCTTTGCGAATTCCATCAGGCGGTTGATCTCGTAGACGTACCGGTCGATCGTCTTCTGGCTCCGGCACTCGACCTTGAGTGCTGCGACGTAGCTGTCCAGCATGTCGTCCGCCTGCAGGTTGTCGTCCGCCGCCTCGAACATCTCGAAGCGGTCCAGCAGTCTGAAGGTTGCAGCCATCAGCTCGCTGATCTGGTCCATTGTCAGTTTGTCAGCCATCTGTTCCTTGAGTTGGTTCATGAAGCTGACCTTTGCGTCAATCATTCACATCATCCCTTTCGTAAAGATTGCGCGGGGCGGGAGTTTAACCCGCCGGCAGCTGCACGTTGTCCTTAAGCCTGTACAGGAGCGAACCATCCTTTCTATCAGGCCGCCGGAACTGCCCCGTCCGGCCGCACTTATGACATTCCTGAAGTGGAACCAAGTGGAACGTGGAACCAAATTTTCTATATAATTTATTAATAAATTATTTTTTTATATATTTTTGGTTCCACTTAGTTCCAACCATGATTAAAGTATTCTTTTATAAGGGTTTTGGATGGAACCGAAGTGGAACTGACTACGGAACCAAAGGAACCAAGTCAGCGCCACAGGGCTGCAAAATTGTTCTTACGGAAGTATCTTTGACGTCCCCAGGGAACGACTGTGATTTTGTTTTGCCCCTGTATCCATCCTGGAATACTTGTGATAATCTGGGTGATTTCAATCGAATCCTTCCTTGTCGGTTTACTGTCTTCCGGCTCATTCAACGCACGGTGCCACAGTTCGATGACGGTCACAGTGCTGTTAGGGCTTCTCTTCTGGTCTTCCAGATACTGTTCAATGGCGCCCTGTCTCCAGTCATCTTCCATCGCTGCATCCTGCGCTTCTCTGATCGCTGTCAGCACCTCCTTCTTCGCGAACGGCTGCAGCTTGCCTTCCTTATACAGGTGTACCGCTTCCGCCCAGGCTTGCCGGATGTAATCCTTGATTGCTTCCTCGTTGTCGTACATCTTGTAGGCGTAGCTCTGGACTTTCACCGGATAGAAGCGCCGGTTACCGGTCTTGTCAGTCAGGAACTGCGGATTGTTCGTCGTGCCGATAAACATGCACCTCCGCGGGATCGTCTGGACATGCTTCCCGTATGGCGGCCGGTAGCTGTCTTCCTGGCTCGTGATGTACGCCTTCACGGCCTCTGCCTCTTTTACGCGGGTCATGGCCATCAGTTCGGCGACCTCGCCGATCCACACCCCGCGGATCGCTTCGATGCCTTCCTTCCCGCTGATGGTCTTGATTTCCCGGAAGAAGTTGTCGTCCATGTTCAGCCAGCGCACGATCGTACTCTTGCCGGCGCTCTGGCCGCCGATCAGGACGATCATGTCGTCGAATTTACAGCCGGGTTCATACGCACGGTGCACACCGCCGGCGAAGATCAGCCGGCTGCACTCCCGGATATAATCCGAATCTTCTGCCTTCATCACGTCATGCAGGAACTGCTCCACGCGGGGTTTCCCGTCCCATTCGAGCTTCTCCAGGATCGTCAGCAGCGGGTTCACCTTGTGGTCCTTGAAGTAGATCGCCAGCGCGTCAGCTAACTTCGCCTGGCTGTACATGCCGTAGTTCCCTTCAAAGTATGCCCGCGCCTCGCTCTCCTGCGCGTCCGTCCATTCTCGCCAGACCTTCCGGCCTGTGTCATAGAATTCCGGCTTCCCGGTCATCTCGTTCAGGCGGAGTTTGTCGCCGTAGTGGTTGGTGATCAGTCGATAGAAATTGTCGATGGTGGCCTTGACCTGTACAGGTCCGGCGTTGGCCAGCAGGCTGACCTTGCTCTTGCCATGCTGGCCGTCGGTTTCTTCAAAGTCCGGTGTGTTCATCCCGTTCTCCGGGCTTTCCTCCGCCATGCAGCCACCTCCTCCTTAAATTCTTCGATCTTTGCCTGTCTGTAATCGTTGTATTCGCTTTCGTCCTTCCAGCTGTCGATCACGGTCCATTCGTCAGCCGTCACGCTCTGGATATCATTGCAGCGCTTTTCTTCCAGCGCCTTCACTTTTTCAATCAGTCTGGTCTGGTCGATCTCGATCTTTCGCGCCTGATAGTCGAGAAACTCATAGACAGCTTTCACAAACTTGTCAAGGGCATCCTGTGCCCGCTGCCGATCTTTCGCTTCAAACGGATTTTCGTGTGGATCCAGCAGTCCGAGGTGCAGCGCGGTGTCGATCGCTCTGACGGCGTCGGCAAACTTGCAGTTCTCGTGTTCCATCACGAAGTCGATCACGCTGCCGCCGAGCTCGCAGCCGAAGCAGTGCCAGCCCTTCGTCCCGCCGTAGACCTTCAGAGAGGGCTCCTTTTCCCCGTGAAACGGGCAGCACATGAATCCGTGCTTTGTCCGGTATCCGTACAGGTCCAGGATCTGCTCGATCGTGACCTGATCACGGATCACCTGCCCGGCCATTCTCATGTTCAAAAGTCATCCCTCCCGAAATAGCCGGCAGGCATGGGCTTCATCCCGTTCTGGTACAGGTCGTTGATATAGTCGAGCGCCGCGATCATCAGCCGCCATCCGAGCGGGTTATTGTCTATATCCAGATCGCGTCCGAGCTTGCCGGTATCCTCCGCCAGCTGCGCCCATTGCTCTTCCGTTTCGATGACGGTCCCGCGCCACTTCTCCAGGAACTCAAACACAAAGCGGAAGGATTGCTTCTCTTTTTCGTTCATGTTCTCACCCCCGTCAGGTACTCAATCAGCTGCTTCCCGGTGCTGTGCCAGTCGCAGAACCGGAACATCACGCCGTATTCCTTCTGCATGGTGATCAGCACTTTCCGCAGCGTCTCAGGGTTAAACTTGTGCATAGGCAGCCCGTCCCAGCCGATGGGAGAGCGCCACCAGTCCAGGCGCCCTCCCGGCAGTTTTTCTTCCGTCAGTACGATCAGCCGGATCCCGCAGCGCTGGGCGCGTTCACACTCAGCGCGAAAGCGGTCGTGTTCCTGGAAACAGCACATCGCGAGCTCCGGGACGCCGTACTTCGTGTCGACGCTGATGTCGCCCTTGCCGGCGATCTGGTAGTCGCCCACGTTCAGCGCCTGCCGGATGATCTCGATGTCGTGCCGCTGGCAGTACTTCCGGATGTTCTCATGCTTGTATACCTGCTGGCGGGTGTCCTCATACAGGACCATCAGAACGGAAGCTCGTCTGTTTCCACAGGCGTGAATCCAGAGGGATCAGCTGCCGACGAAGACGCGGAGGCCGGCGCGTCGCCCATGCGGTCCGGCATATCCTTCATCGGCGGGACAAGCCCGTTCCGGGCGTCCTCAGCCACACAGAACTGGCCAATCTTCGTAAACCCGATCCCGTTGAAGGTGCCGTACTGCATATTGATGCCGACGGTCTTCCCCTTGAACTGGCCGATGTGATCCGTGTCGCCGTCCCACTTGAATCCCGGATTGCTCTGCTCGATCGCCCACACCGTGTTGTTCAGCTTCTTCAGGTCCCATTCAGGGTGCTGGCGCCGCTCATTGTTCCCGTCAGGGATCTGGATCTTGTAGTCGCCCTTGTACTTCGCCTCATAGTTTCCGCCGGCGTCCTTGTCGTGGTTGTACCGCTTCGTGAAGTAGCCGGTGTGCTCGCCTTCGATGACGTCCACCCGGAACACGATCTGCTGATCAGGCGCTTCGCCCTCGATCTTCACGTTCTTAATGCCGGCGACATACGCGCCCTTCGGCAGCATGGGAAAACCTTTTGCCGGTGCTTCGCTTTTGAATCCTTTGATCTTTGCCATGTTTACACACTCTCCATTCCGTAATATTCTCTGATGGTTTTATCTACAAATGCCAGGTCGTTCGGGATCTTCGCCTCGAACATTTCTTCCGGGCTCTTTGCCGTGTCCGTGCCGTCGCTCTGCGTGCTGAACCAGTGCTCTGCGCCGTCAGTCCGGGCGTGGAGCACGATGTCAAAGCAGCCCTCCAGCGTCAGCTTTTCGTCCAGCATCTTGCCGATCGTCTTTGCCTTCACCCGGCCGGTGTTGCCGTCCGTCTCCGGGTGATGCAGGAAATACACGATCACATCATCCGGCAGGTCGTTGTTCACCAGGTGCACCAGGTTCCGGAAATTCGCACCGATGTCCACGAACTTGTCGTAGCCCTTCTCGCTGGCGCGGTCGAAATACTCGTTTGCCATGATGTACTGGCTGTCGTCGATCACGTAGATCTTCTTGTGGTCCTTCGCCTTCCGGCCCGCCAGCACGCCCTGGATCACGGCACTCTGCCGATACATGATCTGCTTGCCGTCCTCGTCCTTGAGCATGTTCCGGACCTTGTATGTCGGGAATGGCTTCCTGAAGGGAAGCCTGTTCTTCTCGCACAGGAAGATGCCGACCTTCTCCGGATCGAGGTTCTTAATGGCGTAAGTCTTGCCGGAGCCAGACTCGCCGATGATCAGTACTGGGATGCCCATTTATTTCACCTCCGCTCGTAAGTTGTATGCGATCCGCTGAGCATACATACTAATCTCAGCCTCTGGGATATTCGTTCTAAGCAATGAACCATCAACGTCAAACACAATATTGGCCATTTCGGCTATGAACCACATATCTCTTTTTAATTTATGGTTCGCAAACATAACTGCAACAGGTTTACCTTTCCCGATTGCGTACCCAATTTCGCAGAGTGTCCCATAGCAGGAAGTACTATCAATATAGGCAAAAACAAAATTGCTTTTTGAGATTTGCTTCAAGCAAACTTTTGGGACAATAGATGCAGGGATTCCTATTCCGCTGCACCTTGTATTACTATTTGCCCCAACTCCATGAGAGTTGTCCCCGTGATAGCAACCGTGATCACAGCCGATGAAATAAGGCCCTGATGTAATCAGTCCGTCTATTATCGTGTTTTTATAATCAGCTGTTAGCACATCAGACGCCTCATCAGCAGCGTCTCTTAGCCCAAGTACAAGTTTTGATCTCCATCCGTTTTTGCTTATTTTTCCAGCAAGATATACCGCAAAATAATCCATTACTTGATCACCACGCTTTCCGTCGTCTCCAGGTGCGCGAACTCATATTCGTACCCCTGTTTCATGCTGTCTTTCAGTGCGTTCTTGTCGATCTCCGGGTCCTTCATCCGCAGGAACTTCTCACCGGAAGGCGACGACATGAACATGTCGATCAGCGCCTTCTCGTCATCGATTACGACTTTCTGGCTGTGCGTCTGGTATACGCTGCACCGCGGCGTCTTCAGCTTCTCGCCGTCCAGCGCCCACAAGAGCCAGTTTTTGATGGACGCGATCTTGTTGTCCAGCGCCTTCTTCCGGGCGGTCAGTTTGTCGGCCTCTTCCTTCACCATCTGGGCCTCATAGTTCAGGTCCTTCACCCACAGGGCGACGCCCTCCAGCTTCCGCTCCCGCTCCATCTGCAGCGCGGTCAGCCGGTCAGAGTCCAGGATCTCGCCGGTCTCCAGGTCGACGCACTCAAGGATCGCCTGGTCGATTTCGTATAATGCTTTCATATCATTTGCTTCCTTTCATGTTCTTCAGATTGTCCATTGCTGCCTCAAAGCACGGGTGTGGCATCTCAACGCTGATCGTGTACCTCACGACCTTCCCGTCAGACATCGGCACGCGGATCTCGTCCGGGTACCGGCTGCAGTCGTGCCGCCATACGCCGGTCACCTTCGGCAGCGGCATCACGCGGATCTCACTCATCGTCCGGTGCCCCCAGGATGTGCAGGATCTGAGGCAGCTTCTCATGCAGTTGCTTCCAATGCTGCGGAGGTATACTTACCTCAGTTCCATCAGGCGCCCGCCAGTCGATAGAGTTGTACTTGATGTCGTAGTAGAATTCGCCCAGCTCCGCATCCCTGATGGCAGAAATCTCGAAATCACCGCGGCGCTTAATAACGCGTTTGGTATTCTCCGGCGTCTCCACGATCTCGATCATGTCCGCTTCCGGTGTCTCGATCCGGAGCGCTCCGTCCACCTTCACCTGGGCGATCCCGTCCTTCTTTTTCGGTCCGGGCTTCTTCGCCGGCGTGCCGTCTTTCTTCATCTTTTCCATTTTCTTTGCTTCCTTTCTCTTTCTGCGGTCTTCTC